CGGTGGGGGTTTCCTACTGGAAAGGTTGCTTGGCATAAGCCCGCATTATCCTGTTCGAATCAGGCAAGCCACTGCAAAAGGTTATACGCTGTAATAGGGGTTACCAACTGGAAAGGGTCCAGGGTCGAAAGACGGCTGATTATCCTGTTCGAATCAGGCAAACTATTACAGCGAACCATACAACACTTCAAATGCCCCAAGTTGGGTAAAATCTTCAACCACACTTGCTGTTCTAACAATATTCAATTTGTGAGCCAGTTTTTTACCACTTAATTCATCCTTGATTTTTACTTCATAGTCCATCTTAACTGCGATTTTGCCCCTTTCCGTTTCATAGATAAATAACAAAGCGTCGCCCGCATTTTTATTACGTTGCTGTTCCTTTGCTTGCAATAAAATGGCTTTCGGATGGCGTAGTTTTTCGGGCAACTGTTCCCAAAACTCTACAGGCAGGCTGATTCCCTTGGCTTGTTTGCTGTCGCGTAGTGCATGCAATACGTCATCATCACGCACCGCAATCACCGCACTTTGTGGGGCTTTATCTAAATTGTCTAATTTGGTGATCACGTTTTCCGGAATCACGCCCACATATTTCATGTTGCCACGTGCGATTTTTTGCGTGCTTACGGTATCCACCATGTCTTTCATCGCGCCGTTTAACAACACCATGGCTTTCGGATTTTTCAGCACGTCATCAATCAGCAGACTGGCTAAGTGCGGTTCTGCTGTCGTCATTTTTTGCAACAACAGCTTGTCCACGTCCACATCGCGGGATTGGGTGAGGCGTTCAAAGTTATACGGCGCAAAACCCACATCATAACCTTTTGGCACACGCACCGTGCGAGGATTACCGGAACGCACGCCCACCAGTTTTTCTTCCCATTCGATTTCAGGTGATTGGCTCACGGTTTTACCCATTTCGGTTAAGTCGTCTTCATCATGCGCTGATACAGTGCAGTGGCAACCGTACGCTTTGATTGGGTAATAATAACGCCAAAACGGATCTGTGGCCGGCAGAATTGTGCCATCTAACGCAATATGTTCTTCGCGCGGATGTTCATTATCATGGTGATGATATTCCCAATAAGGCAATACATCTGCCAAGTCTAAATGTTGTTTTAAACGCCCACGATTATATGCACCATAAACGTTGGTCTCGTAAATAATCCGTGTGCGCCAGTTGCGACCTCCGTTATATTGCCAGCCGGTATTTGCCACAATCTCGTCAAAGCGCTTACGGAAACCTTCAAGGGTTTCGCCGTTTTGAATCGCTTCATCCACCGCTTCGCGAAACGCTGTAAGCACTTCGTTACGATTCGCCCCGGCGACCATGAAGAAATAATCATGCTCTTCGCCTAGCACGTCTAAATAACTGTTGGTTGGTAAATTGAGTTTCTTCTCAAAATATTTGACCTGCTCTTCAAAAGTGAACTTGCTCATTATTTGCGCTCATCTTCTACGGATTGACGACCGGCAAAATGCGCGGTAGTTGATGCCCACGCCATCACCTTGCCATATTCGGCGAAACTTAATTCAGGAATTAAGCTGTCTAACTGATTGCGAAAATCTTCCAGGCTTTCTGCTTGAGATAGTTTATCCTGGATAGTTTGCAGCCATTCTTCTACAAATGGTTCACCTTCGACTTCTAGCTGCTCTCCAATGGTTTCCACGATAGACTTAGGAATCGCCTCGGCGAAATCGGCCGTATTTTTGACCGCACTTTTTTCAGGTGCGGCAACTACAATGTCGCCTTCTTCAAAGCCATAAGTGCGCATTAAGTATTGTTCGGTAAATTGCACGCCCAAGCCGACCAGTAAGCCGTCACGTTCCGCTTGGAGTTTGTCAATGCTTTCCTGTTCGTACAAATCAAAGGTCGGCAAGGTTTCTACACTGAAATTCAGCTCGCAAATCCACGCCAATAATTGATTGAATACGCCTTCCACAAGGCTTGCGTCGTCATCGCGAATGTCGAGTGTCACTTCTAAGCCTGCCGTTGCGCTGGCGCGGTTGGCTTCCGCCTCGGTGGTTTGATTTTGTCCCAATAATGCAATGGCGATTTCGGACTTACAGTAACGCAGGAAATCATCAAATACTTGGGAAGAACCGCTTTTGCTTGCGCTTTCCAACATGGAAATGGAGCTATCTTCTGGGATTGCCGCCACGGCAGTGCCGAGCATTTCTTCCATGCTGGTCAACAGTTCATTAATTTCATGTACCTGCGCTTGGCGAGGGTGTTTACCTACCAGCCAAGGCGAACCGTATTTTTCCATGAATTCGAGCCAGAATTTAAAGCCGCCTTTTTTAAATGTAGCCGCCCAAAAACACATCGCCAGGTCTGCGCGACCGTATGGGTTCATGTAGTCGGCCTGTTGAGTTGCGAGTAGGAATTTCTTTTCCGGCACAAGGTCACCGTTGCGGTTATCTTTGGTGCGGAGCATTAAACGGTTTTCTTCGTCAAACACAAACCATTCCTGCGGTTTACCCACCACAGCAACAGGTAATAATAAGCCGTTTTGGTTTTCCCACATCACTTCCAAAGCTTGGTAGCCAAACAGCGTGGCATCTAAAATTTGGTTGATGATTTGGCTCACCGGTAAGCGGTCGAAAAGTGCGGTCAAAATCTCGTCTGTTTTTTCATTGCCTGTCGGTGTAATGCGCCATTCAAGCCCCTTGATTGCTGCTTTTCTGCGGCGCACACAGCCACCCACGTGGCTATCGGATAGGATTTCGCGGTAAGCCGAAATGTCTTTGCCCATTTTTTTCAAAACAGGATCCGGGTTGGGTAAATAGTGCATAAACGACCAGAAGTCGATAGCTTTGGCACGGGTGGCGATGACGGTGACTAAATCTTGTTTTTGGATTGTCATTAGTTATATCCTTTCGTTAATGCCCGGCTGGCTCTTGGTTTGCGGCTGTGGGCTTTGACAGGTAATTGAATCAACTGACGGCTTGCATAATGTGCTAACAGCAGTGCAATCGCCGTATCGCCGTGGCGTTTGGTTTTCCCGTCGGTACTTTTTACCCGTTTATCCGGTATGCGGGGCACGCCTTTTACGACTTGGAATGAACGTAAGTCAGCGAGAATATCGGCGTCTTTCGGAATAGCTTCGAGTTCACCATCCTCTAAGGCGGCTTTAAATGGTGCAGTGTGTTCGCGATACCATTTTTCCGATAACTGAACACAATCAACCAATGAGCCAAAAGCATCACGAGCTGATTCCGCCAAATAGCCACCATTACCGCGTGCGTCAAATGCCGCACCGGAAAAGCGGGGAAGTCGTTTTAAAATAAACAGCACGATTTGTTCCTGTTGTTTATAAGGCATATTGCCCAGTTCAACGATGAACTGCACTTGCTTGGTTAGGTTCTGCTGTTGGGCTAAAATGACAAAAGAAGTCATGTCGCCGCTACGGGCAAAGTCTTCACCGAAGAAGTGCAATAAATTCGGCGATAAGCCTTGCAAAATCGGAGCTAACGTTTTTTCGCTCCAATCTTCCATTTCTTTATAGCGTGTCGGTTCCGGCACTAGACTGAAACCGTCTTTGGCTTCAAAACGCACTACCGGCGTTTTCTCGCTCATTTGACGCTCAATCAAGGCACGGGAAAGCCACAAGCCTGAACCGTTTTTCGGCACGCAGAAATATTCTTCCAGCGCGTCTTCTTCGCTTGCCGTATCTTTTAATAGGTTATCAATCCATTCCTGTTCTTTTTCAGCTGACCATTCTTGTTTGGTGACCTGACAAATACGTTGATATAAACCATCGTGGCAAGCATCTTCGATTGTGATGGTGTGAACGGAATAGCGTTTTCGACCGGCACGGCTATCAAGAATCAGCTCATTGAATAGATTGTCCGCGCCATTATGCGTTGAGATCACCCGCACTTTTGCACCCCACATCGTCAACGCTAATGCGGCTTTAAGCACCTCGGCGAGGTATTCGTGGAATGCAGCTTCATCAATCACAACGATACCTTGCATACCACGCAAGTTTTTAGGGTTCGATGAGAGCGCCTTAACTTTAAAACCTGAAGCGAAATAAATGACGTAGGTTAGAATGTCTTTATCTTCATCTTCAAAGACTTCTTCTTGAATTTCTCCGGCGGCGTAGTTAAAAGCCTTCGCCCACATAGCAACAGCGTCGATATATTCACGCGCCATTTCCTTGTTTGAGCCGATGTAGAACACATCAGAGCCACCGTCTGATTTTCGGGTACTGGCAATCAGGGCATTATCTGCCGCTTCTGCCCATGTTAAACCGCAACGACGGGTTTTCTCGGCTATCTTGAGTTGGCTATCATCGGCAATCCAGCGTTTTTGATAACCCAATAACAGCTCCGTTGGATTAAACGCATGAATGCAATCAAGAAATGACTGACACTCCGGTGCTAATTCATTTAAGGGTCTGTTATTTAATAATGCCATTATGCAATACCTAAAATCTGTTCTTTAATTGTGCGCACCGTATCAGCTGACAATCCTGCCTGCGCCACGACTTTTTCAGCGGTTTCCGCCGCTAATTGCGCCATTTCTTTGCGAATTGCCTGTTCACGTTTATGGGATAGACTTTCCGCCTGTTCCAAGCGCTGAACTGTGACTGCTAACATTGCCAACTCTTTTGGTTCAGCAATGCCTTTTTCAGCATATTGGGACGACATTTCAAAAGCGAGATGTTTCACCAGCTCAATCACCGTTTTACCTATATCACTTTGCGGCATTTCGCCAAACTGGCGCGCCCATACTTCAGCCACCTCACGGGATTGGCGAATTCTTGCACCGACTTTTTCCATGCGGTTAGCATAGCGGTTTAACCCGGTACGGCTTAATTGATAGCTTTCGTCCAATCCACAATCGCGGATCAGGTCGTTGATCTCTTCAAGTATTTGCGCCTGAGAAAATTGCTTATCGCGCAACATCATGGCGAGCTGGGTTTTGATATTCGGCGGCAATAAATCGACTTTACTGGCGCGTCCGCGTGTGGTTTTATCCGTCATTTAAACCTCCTTTAAACCGGGTTTAAATCTTTGGACTTGGCTTTTTCACGCCGTCCACGAAAGCGCGACCTTGCGCCACATCTAAACCACGTTGCGTGATAGTGGCCACGTAGAAATCTTTGCCGTTATTATTTAAACGAGTCAGCGTAATCAAGCCTTGCTCTTCAAGCCATAACAGGTGGTTTCGCACTAAGTCTCGGCTAATATCGTGGCCATACATATCTAAGCAATCATTTAAAATGCTTTCGTTGGCATCATAACCACACTCTTCAAGCGAGCGCAGAATCACCAATCGTTGGTCTTTTGTGAAAATATCTTGGCGCATCATTCTTTATTTACCTCTTTTTCAATTAACAACTTCACTTGATGGTTAAGGCTGCCAATGTTGGTATTTAATACGTCGGTTTTGCCTTTCATTTCCGTCATTAATAAACGCAAATCGGCCACTTCTTTTGAAGTTGGCAGATGTCTTAATTCGCCTTTGACTTCCGATAGGCTTTTTTCGTTGTTTTCAATCGCCTTGCGCAAGTCTGACACATCGGTTTTGCGCGCGTATTTGCTGTCCATGGTCAACCAAAAATATGTCCACACAGCCCCACCAATCGCCACAACGATTGCCCAATGGCGTTGGATAAACTCCAGTGTTTCTAGCATTATTTAGGTTCCTTCTTTTGGCAGATTTTTTCATAAGTCAAGTTATGATTAAGCACCTGCCGTTTGGTTTCTTCTGTGTCTTTACGGCTTGGATAAATCAGGCTGAATGCTGAACATCCGCTAGTCTTCACGGAAATAACCTTTTGACTGCAGCTGCTCATCAACAGACTTGCTAGACAAAGTGCGGTTAGTTTCAGTAATGTTTTTTGCAGTGTTTGCATTTTCTAACTCCTGTGCGACAGCGGCCGCTTCACGTTTTACGAATTCGATCTCTTCTTGTTGCTTGCGAATTTTGGCCGCTTGCACGCGACCATGGATAAACACACCAGCCAAAACGGCGAAAGCCGCCCCTACAATATAAAGATTAATCACCGTTACCTCCTTGCCCATTACGGTTTTGCATTGCATTGGCGAAGCCTTTCGTTGCTGCGCCACCGCCACAAAAGAGAGCAAATGTCGTGAATAATTCAGGTACATAGGAGCGATTTAACCACACGCAAAACACCAAAATGCCCGCCATGAGAAGTGCTCCAAAGAACTGGATAAATGCCGTAGTCGACAGGCGACCATCGGCGTTAGTGATAAGCTGTGAAAACATTAGTAACTCCAATATAA